TTAGTATATTGTATAACAGATTGGTGATCTGTCAATGAGTGGTAATTATTTAGACTTCCTACTTGAACCTGTATAAAGTCCGAACCAGGCCGCACCTGCACCAACAACAATCGATATAAGTCCTGATTGCTCAAGTGTTGGATTTGGTAAGTTCATGTACCATATAACACACTTGTATAGGAGGACTATGTACGTGGTGATGAATATTCTTGGAAATATTCTCCAACTGTCTATCGCTCTTGCAAGGTGAATCAATCTTGCGTATGGGTTAGGGCCTAGGTCTTTTGCTGATGTATCGACTTCTAGTTCTACTTTAACTTTTTTGTTCGCAGTAGATTTATCTGCCGGCACAACCAATTTATCTTCATTTAATTCAGCCATTATTTTGCACCTTTTATTTTTGCGTTTCTTTTTCTGTGACCATTCCATGCAACAAAACCACCTAGCCTTAATGACCAATAAGCAAGTCTATTCATTGTGTAGAAGCCATTCACTATGATGTTGATGTCTCTGAAAATCTCATCTGCTCTTTTCTGCGTAATATCACCCATTGTGTCTTTTTTGTTTGCTTGGAGCAGTGTTTTATATTTGTATGCGTAGTCGTGTACCAGTCCGCCTATCAGTAAAACGCCAACTGGTGAGAAGAATGTTCTCAAGAACTTTGGAATACTTGCACCATCGAATTGGAAACCTTTTGGTATCACGTATTCTGTGCCATCGATGTTGTACTTCCAATCATCAGTCAATATCCAGTTCCTTGTGGCCAATAACCAACATACTATACCACCCCAGAATCCTTTTCCTTTTGTTGGAATAGGCACAGGTTGTAACTTAGGCATTCCCTTGAAATTGAATTTCATTTTTGTTTTTGCTCTTTTGTCTGTGAAGTTTATCACTGCGGCTATGATCACAACAGCAATTAAAAGTGTCCACTGCCAAAATTTCATTGCTAATGATAAAATAAATTCCATAATTTTTTCCCTCTAATTAATAATATACGTATTTATTCAATGTCGCCTTGGACAGTACCTGCTTTTACTAATTTCCTTCTATTTGCCATGTGTTTGGCTTTAAGTTTTGCCTTGTTGCCACCAAAGTAAGGCACCGCGAAACCCTCGCGACACATTAGTTTTGACACAGGTTTGCCCTTGTACAAAAAGTCTCCAAGAACTCTACCAAACTTACCCTTCATGTCGACCCCTTTTTTATTGATGGTTGTTTTCAAAACTGTGTTTTTGCCGAGTACTCTTTTTAACATTGCCTTACTGGCCAACCCAAACTTCTTCTCAATTTTGTCTCTTGTTCTCGATTCGGGAGTGTCTATGCCCATGATCCTCACACGTTCATTCTTCTGCCAGATACCAAAGCCTAGGTCAATGTCAACATCTACTGTGTCACCGTCTATGACTCTGATCACTTTTGCTCTATAGGTCCACATACTATTCCAATATTATTGCTTTTATTGATTTTTCGCCCATGTATATTTCGATTTTGCCTTTGCCTTTCCAACATTGATACTTTACATTTGGACTATAATTTCTTTCGGCTGTACGTTTGCCTCGCAAACAAAGTGCCATGCTGTCTTGGATTCTGTGTTCTTTTATCTCGCCATTCACGAACATCAATAAGGCTACCACTGTCTCTATCATTAGTTTCCGTTCTTGTAGACGATCTCTCTGTCAGCGTCTTTTAATTTTTCGATTGATTCTTGTGCTTTTTCCATCTGCTCTTTAAGGAACTCTATGTTGACCTTGTTATTGGCCATATCATCAAGATGCTTCTGCATCCTTTCAACGGACTTGTATAGGTCTTCAATTAACATGAATTGTTCTATGTCTTGCGAACTTTGACCTAACTCACCTCTGGGATATCTTATTCTGAAGTCTGTGTTTTTTGTCACTTCATTGTGTAGTCTTTCGTCCTCTGCTGTCATGTCTTTTTCTAGGAGGACAGATTGTGTTTCAAGTTTGTTCAATCTTTCAATAACGCCAAAGTATGCCCAAACTCCAACCGCTACTGCGGCCACTATAGAAATAAGGTTTCGCATTGGCATCGAAATTGATGTGCTATCACTGATTTTCATAATAGTAGTATTTATTGATTATTACCAGAGTCTTCGTAGTACTTCTTGTATTCTTCAAGCAGGTTGTTGGTCTCCTGAAGTTTCTGTCTGATCTGTGCGAAATTTCGGGCAAGTACCTGAAAGTCCTTGTCCGTGATTCCGAACAGTACGGGGTCTATGCCGGCATCCTCTAGTCTTTTGAACACTTCATCCGCGTTTGCAGAAGTGATTATAATCCATTTGATTTCTTCCATCTGCAAAGGTGTAGGCATTTCATAATTCAACTTCTCTCTTGGTTTTTCAACAGAGAAAATTTTAATTTTCTTTTCGCCACCTATACTACATCCTGTGAGTGCCAGAATCAATAGAACTAGAATGACGCCTTTGAAGAATGAAACCCAGTAAGTGCCATAGTGAGACATCTTCATTGCCTGTCTCCATTTCTCACACCAATTTTTGTGCCATTGTATGATCTTATTCATGATGTACATAATTCGGATTTGCAAGTGCTGGGCACTCTGGGTTAATTTTAGATTTCAAAGTTGCTTTTAATTCTTCTTCGGTGTGTTCGGCTCCCGATGCCAGTTCTATGCACCTCGCCGCATTCTTGCCACCTTTGTTTATAATTCTTTCCATTGCCTCTGTTCTCTTGATTGAAAGTTTTCCTATGTCTCTGTTCTTCTTTGTGAAACGCTGATCTAGATCCTCTAGATCTTTTTTAAACGTGTTTATCAACACATTCAGTTTTTTATTGCTTTCCATTATGGCCTCGAAGTCTGCTTTCTGCTGTTCAAGAACTTTATTCTGTTCGGCCACGGCTGTTTCAAGTTTTATTTGATTTGCCTTCAACGTGGCGTTGTCCGCTCGTAGTTTTATTACGTACATACCCGCACCCGCGATACCTGTGATAAGCAATATGGTTATAACCATTCTTATTGAACTAAACATAATATACGTATTTATTGGATAAGACCTGGCTTATAAACTGTTTTGCCATTCTCCTTCATTGCTGTGAGGACATGTTTCCTATTTGCGTCGTGTTTGTAAGAAACGTGTACCCAACCAGAGTCTGGTATACCAGGTGTGTAGAATTCCAATATCAACTGGTCAAACTCAGTGTTGTCTTTGATCCAATTGGCAACATCGTAGTTTGGCGTACCCGGGCACTCTATATCAACTGCTTCACCTTTGCAGTGTTGTGATTTTGCTGATCCTCCTATCGCTTCATTTAGTGCTGGTGCTCTATAGCCAGAATTGATTACTGTAACCCCAAAATGATCCCTCACTGGTTGCACCACGTGAGCAAAAAGCATTTTTGCATTTTGAAGGTGTATAGGACTAGGGGTGTTATCTAAGCCTTGCCTTGTTGCAGTCTGGCTTTTTATAAATTCTTGTAACGTGAAATTTTTGCTTAACCTTACCATCCAAACTTACTTAATAGAACTGAGTCACCACCTTTGCTGAAAATGAACCTGTCCTCGGTAGTTTTGGTAATTTGATATGGTCCAAAATATTTGGTTAAGAACATACACTCACTCATGGACTCTTGATCTAGTCTGAATGCTTTCACTTCGTTCATTATGAGATTTGTGGTCCCAAACGCATGTAATTCAAATTTTAATTCATCTGCATCTTTTTTCTTTATCGTAACCAAATTATTGTCTAGTTTAAATTCCATCATTTGGAATCTATCAAAGAAATCTTTTACTTCACCTAACCGCAGTGCATTCACTTTTTGATTGTATGCTTCTGGCGTTCTCGGAAGTACATTTGATAAGTTTTCTCGCGATGCTTTGAAAGGCTTTGTTCTTTTATGATAAGTGAATTCGAATTCTTCAATGTTTGTAAGTTTTTTTAAATCATCTAAGAATCTAGTTATCTTTTGGTCTACATTTTCTTGCCTCGCAAATTCAATAAAAACCCTGTGTTTTCCATCTTCTAGTGTGCCCGGTGTTGCATCCGCATCTAGGATGTCTTTGTATCCTGTCTCAGCAAAACGCTCGAGATCTTTTGCCGGGGCCTGCCCATCAACGGAGAATGCAAGAACCATTATGTTCTTATCATCACCCATTTTTGATTTATACTGGTCGACAGAGAATCTATTAGATATTACTCCGTCAAGGTCTCCTGCCTTCAAACCTTCATTAACTAATGTCATTTAAACTTGTATCTCCTATGGCTACATTACTGCCTTCGCTGTCAATTTCGTCCTTGCCATGTTTGAAGTTTCCTATCAATTCTTTGGGCATTTTTATCTCAACCACCCAAATATCATGTGCATCAATCTTGCCTTTGGTTGTTCCTGGTCTGTAATCATTTGGAGTTTTAATTTTTCTAGGTTTAAGTAATTCGTCTTTTTTGTATGTGACTTTACAGCCTTTGTCAAGCAATCTCTTTCCACCTGCAGGATCAGGCATTTTGTCTGCTGGCCACATAAAAGAACAAGTTACAAAATGTCTTGAGTCTTCAGGACCAGAAAGCAATTCGCCATCTTCCCAATTGGCAAATACATACACGTCCAACTCGTCGATCACACGTTCAAAATCCTTTAATATTGATAGTGTAGGCCCTACGGAGTATAGCGATTGTACGTTTTTGATTATGTCTAATACATCATGCATAGTAATTCTTATTTATCTTAAAGATCTGTGTTGTAAAATATGCATACTTATTTTGGTATTTTCACAGTAAATATTTGTACATGAGTCGACTACGAAGACACATCAAATCACTACACAACATAACCTACGAGGAATCATATGCTATTTTACAGAAGCCTACAAATGCGGCCTTTATTCCATAGAAAACTATGGAAAATGATGAGGAAACAACGAGTGTACGACAAGAGAGTGAAGTTATACATATTGAATCAACAATGGCTCAAAATTAGAAAACAAAAAGACAGAAGAAGGAGAAGGGTACTACGGAAATTATACAAGGCAAGTCAATTGTCTATGTTGAAACGTATGTACAGACAAGTTATTTGACGAATTGATCCATAGCCTCGGCATACCACTTTCGGTAGTGCTGTTCAATTTTTTCATAAGGAATATCATCCCTCTGGGCAACAGGAATTCCTGGCAATTCATTTTTCATAACCTCTTTGTTTACAAGATCTAAAATCACTGTGTATTCTCTGGCCTTACCTGGACCAATCTGTTTCTTTGACAGTTCAACAAATTCATCAAACTTTTTATCTGGTTTGATAATGTATTTTACACAGAAAAATCTTTTTTTATTGTGTTTCTTCCCCATTCGAATTACTTTTTTCCTCTACTGGTTCTCCCTCGAATGACATCCAGTATCTGTCTACTAAACCTGCATTACAACCTGAGTGCATTGTTGAACCATGCCACAAGAACGCTGTTCCTCTAGGCAAGCCGTATGCAACTCTATCTTTATCCAAAAAGAATGCATGTCCAAGATGACTTGTGACACAGACCCATACTCTCCTTACTTTTTTAATTTTTTTATCCGGGTTTGCTTTTTGCTTGAATCCGTTGTATCTGTCTATGTGTGGATGTGAAAACATTCCAGGTTTCATGGAATTAATTTTGACCACTGCGTTAGAGTATTTTATTCCAAATTTTTCAAAGTATTTTTTTGGTACACATTCCTTGACTTCTGGATAGTCTTTACTGTGCCATTGGGTGATTCCAGTTTTTTTGGCGTACAAGGCAGTACTCTTGTCCTCAGTCCTATTACGATCAGTAGGAAAGAAAAATGCTTCTTCAACATAAAATTCCTTAGGTTTTATATTTTTAGTGATATTGCTGATTTTGTCCCAATCGAGATCTAATACTGTGGTTTCTATATCTTTTAATGACATAATAGTATTTATTTGCTACTGGGATAGCCTTGCAAGTTTTATCATAACACTTGCTAGATTTATCTCAGGATCAGCAACAAATGAATGATCCACCAATCCTTGCTTTATGATCAGCACTGCTTTGTCCTGTGCGTCCTCATCTTTGGATATTATGTCCAAGTTGTCATACAGCCATCTGTATATCTCCTCACACTCTTCTGGTCTTGCCTGGGCACACACAAGTTTTCTTGCTTCTTGTATCTTGCCTTGCTTGAACAATTCAACCATTTGCAGTCTGTAATCTTGCTGTCCTGAATCACCTGTCGCTGGTGGCATCAGTTTGCCATCTCTGCAATTTTGCTGTATCATGTTTATGCATTTTCTAAGATCAGGATATGACGCTTTGACATATGTGTCTAATGTTTCTATGTCTGGTTCCATTTTTTCTGCAATTAATATTTCTGCTGTTCTCGCCGTGAATTCATTCTTGTCGATTGTTTCCATATGGAATCCTTGACATCTGCTGTGAAGTGCTGGAATAACTCTGTTGGGATAATTGCAAGTCAATATGAATCTCGCTGAAGTGTGATACATTTCCATGACGCCACGTAGTGCCGCCTGTCCGTTTGGACTCATGTAATCTGCTTCATCCAGCAACACATATTTGTATGCGCCAAATGGCATTATCTGTACAAACGAATTGATCTTCTCTCTTACAGTGTCTACTGAATTTTCTCTCGAAGCATTTATTTCTAAAATGTCATAACTGCTCACCTCTAGTTCTTGGAACAGTACTTTTGCCAGTGTGGTCTTTCCCACTCCAGGAGCACCACTCAATAGCAAGTGCGGGATAGCCTTGTCATCTATCCAAGACTGTATTTGACTGCGTTGTGCTTCATCTCGCACAACATATTCTTTCAATGTTTTTGGCCTATATTTTTCTACCCAAAGTTCTTTCATAATACAAATGTCAATACTAACAAAAAAATGCCTACTATTGCAAGAAAATAAACAGGTGCATGAAGTAAAGGTATCAGGCTCACCCATCTGAGAAATTGTTTTATTTTCGTAACCATTTCCTTGCCGCCTCTATGGGATTTTTTAAGCCTTCGTAAGTGCAGTCAATAAATTTAATATGTTTGCTTAATTTAATATTTAGATCTTCAACTGTTTTTTGTAACTTATCAATCTTATCTTGCAATTTTTTAATTTCTTTATCTTTTGCCATTGCACTATATTATAGTATTTTCCAGCCATTGTCTATATAATTGTTCTTGTGCCATGTTTTTACCTTTGGCCTCTGTCTGTATGTCAAAATTTTCTCGGAAACTCAATGCCCAGTCATTTACCTTTCGGTTTGGTAACAGGTCCGAGTGTGCTCTTAGTTTTTGTTTCTTGCAACCACGTTCCAGCAACATCTTGATGTCATGCATTTCTGTATGTGTTCTATCACCAAGATTTGCAACTGCCAAGTGTTCGTCTCTTGAATACGAATAGTGCATGGTAGGACGTTGTCCACGCCACGAGTCAATAACACGTTTGACCCTGTCATCGTTTGCGTCGATGTATTCCTCGTCTCGTATCCAGTGGTGATGTATGTCCATCACCAATGCAAGGTCTTTCTCCAATTCTAAACTGGCATCTAATCCCCAACCCATCTCGTCGTTCTCGATCGTTATCAAGTTACGTGCTTCTTGAGATAATCTAGGCAAGGCCTTACGGATGCCATCAGGTCCTTGTTTGCCTGATATATGCACATTGATCTTACAACCATCTTGGAATGACTTGCCGAAACCCATCCAACGTGCCATGTCCGCATGGTACTCGAATTCTTCTATGCTTCGCTCAACGATATCCGGATTTACACTTGACAGTACACAGAATTGTCCTGGATGGAAACTCACTTTGACACCAAGTCTTCTTGACATCTCACCAACGGGTGCAAACAATTTTTCACAGTGATCTTGTATGTGCGGCTGTTGCCACCAAGACTTCCAATCCTTCTCTGTGTATCCTTGCAACATCTCACTACCAAGACGCACCATCCTACGTTCAGGGGGAAGTGTGCCAACACGTTCTAGCAATCTACGTGCCGCTGTTGCGTTGTGGTTCATGATGTCCCATTGTCTTTGTTCCGCTTCGTCCTTGTGTTCACGAAGCCAACGCATTGTTGTGGATCTTCCGTTGAGTTCTCGGTCCTTGGCATTTACTTTCATACCGCCAAATTCAGATTCGTTGTTAAGCCATTTACAGCAGAAACCTATACGCATATGTTATTTTAACACATATAATTTTAGTGTCAATCTTTATAAAAGGCCCATTGGCCAATTATGTCACTGCACTTCAGTTTGAACCCGTACTCTCTGTCTATGTCACGTAAAATTTTATTTGCCTTAGCCATGCTCATTCCTATGTCTGCTGGTAATGGCAATGCTTCAATCTCTTTTTCTTTCATTGCCTTTGCGGCCTGTACTCTATGCCATCCGTCTGTCAATAGATAATAGCCAGAATCTTTTATGGGTGTGACCAATATGGGATCAAATGCCTCATTTTGTTTTTTAAGTTTGCTGATCCATTTTCTTTTTTCCTTGTTTAACGGACGCACTGCACCAAGGCCAAGTTCGGCCATTGTCACAAGTTTATCAATAGGAACAGATATCCTTTTGAATTTAATTTTTTTCACTAACTTATGCCTTTGATTTTCTTATAGGCCTTGTGTAAAACATAAAACCACACACCGTTTATAGTTGGTTCGATCAAGGCAACTGCTCCTGCCTCCCATAAACTGGCACCTGTCATGACACTTACAACTGTCATGGCGATGATAATGTGTCCGCAAGTGTATATTATTGCCAGTCCAAGGCTAGAACCTGCTAAAATTTTTTTGAATGCTCCTTGTATTCCTTGTGTAAACTCAGTCATTGCCAGGTAATTTTGTCATCTGTTTCATGCCGCCGGTATTAATGTAACCTGCTTGTTTGGTGTTGAATTCAGGTTCGGTGTCTGATACAAGTAAAATATCATTCTCGTCAATCATTCTCACCTCAAGTTCGACACCTTCTTTCTTAACTTTGAATGCTCTGGACCAACGTCCATGAGCGACCATTAACCACTGTCCCACTTTTACATCATCTTGTTGTTTTCCAACTGCATAAACTTTTGCCCAACGTGGGTGTATGCCTCCCTGTGTGCCATCATCGTCTAGCATGATAATACCTCCTTTGGATTTTGTCTCGCCAAAGTGCATGTGAGACACTAGCACTCTTTTCTTAAGAGGTGTTATATCGGTATCAACGGTGTACTGTTTACCACCATGTGATCCGAAACCTTTTGTTTGTAAGTCTTCTATCTGTCCCATATAGAAGTATTATACGTGATTTACTCTATTCCGTCAAGAGCCGCGTCTATGCCTTTTTTGGCTGTGCTTTCTGTTTTCGGCTTGAAAGTTTCCACAGGTTTAGTCTCAACTTTTGGTGTGACTGCTTTTTGAGGAGTAGGTTTACTTGCAACAGGTGTCATTTTTTGCACTGTTTTTTTGACTTCTGTTTTAGGTGCCGGCATAGGTCTTGGCCTGCTTGGCGTGTCGTCTACCATGCCTTTTGGTTGTTCGTAATATTTTTTGATAACTTCTGATTTAGGCGTAGTGACTCTGCCGCCTGGGCCTAACACGTCACCTCTGGCATTGACGTTCATGTTACCAACTGCCTGCACTGATTCGTTTGCCGCTCTAAGTTTTTCTATGTCTACCATACGTCCTTGCATGGTTCTGTACATTCTTTTTCTGGGTGCTCTTGCTACCATAATATGCTCCTATTATACTTTACTTATGATCTCGTTGATCACCTGGTCCTAGAATTTCTCCTGGCAGGTCGCCGTATACGATCAAAACACTTCTGGATTGACCACTGTCGTTTACAGCGGTGTGGGTGTGCTCTAATGTGTTGATAAGATATGGTCTATCTTTTGTTGGTAGCACACCTGCTTTACCAAGTTTGAAATAATTGTTCTCAAGGTCGCCTGTCAAAGGCCAATAGAATTTTTTACAGCCACGAATAATTGGATATTTTTCTCTTTTGTAATGATCATCACGATGTAACATTAGGTTCTTATAAGGGTGTAGTGTCTGGAGACTAATGCTTAAAATATTCCTGTAACCAACCTTGTCAATCAGCAGTTCTTTCAGCAGTGGTGCATCTCCCCAGTTTACTTCTAGGAACGGTAGATCAGATTTTCCTGGCGAATTTGTTTTTATATCCATGACTCCATTGAATGAACCTTTGATTTCACGCACACTTATCTTTTCAATTTCAGCAATGATTTTGTCGACCGGAGGAGTTTCTATATCTAGATGCTGGTATGGAGTGTAGTCTGAGTCTACCTTCCACCAGTGAGGACCATCTCCTGTTGCCATGTAGGTCTTAATACTTTCAGAAAAATTGTTTTTTAACACACACGGCCTGTCCACAGTGAATATGTACTTGTTACCGATATCTTTGCCAAAGTCTTCGTGATCTATTTCTGTGAAAACCCTGTCGAGCAAAGTGCCTAGATTCGTGTGTATCCATAATTTAATTACTCCACCTTCGTCCCACAATGCCGCCGCGGGTTGGTGCCGATTGCCTTTACCATCAGTGTATGTTCCTGTCCAAATTGCTTCTACAATGCTCTCGTTATTGATTTTGATATCTTTAATTTTTGTTTTCTGGCCGGAGTAAGGCAAATTAAGTTCATACCACCCGTCATCTATTTCAAAATTTTGATCAAGTTCGAAATCTATCCTTTTGTTTGACAGGTCAAGCAAGAAATTTTCAGTAATAGGTTTTGTACTATCTATAGATATTTTCATCTCAGGAATTCCTTAATATCTAAATTGTACAGCATTGGATTAATTTTGTGTACACCTATCAAGAACAAACAAAAACTAGCCACACTAGATCCTCTTCCAACTCCCCACACTATGTTGTTTGCCCTTAGTGTGTCTACAAAAAATATTAGAAACTGTAAAACTTTTATAAAGTCTTTCTTTTCAAACAGGTCATATTCTGACTGCACTCTCATTTTTTCTTCATCGTTTTGACACTTATCTAACAACCACTGTAAAACATTTATTTGATAGTACTTGTCTGGCATGTGCCAGTTGTTGCAATTTTCCTTGTCAAACTCAATACAATTTACTCTTTTGGGGGCTTTGCTGATCACTGGCAGGTCTATGCCCAATTCTTTAAGACTTCCAGAATACTTTTCTATGTCGTCGAAGTACAGTCTGGATATATCGAAATCGGGTTGGGAGTATAGCAGTTCTATTGCGTCATCTTCCGAGAAAATTACATCGCCGTGATCATTTATTTTTGTCTTTACCGCCATCTAAAACCTTTGGTTGGAACTCAAACACTTTAGCATGATATTCGTGCTTCTCGTCAACCGGAATCTTTTTATTGTTCCAACTGAAATGCCCCGTGTAAATGCCCTTGTCAAGTTCTTCATCATATGTTGCCGTGTCCGGTCTTAACCACCATGGGTCAAACTTGGTATATTTGCTTGAAAACCAGTCCGGTCTATCTAAAAGTATAAGCTCTTTACTGTCTTTGTCAACCGTGTAGGTAATACCATCGCCCTGCCATGAACTCAATGCTATATTGTTGACAGTGATGGCGCTTTCCATAATGCTGTTTGCTTTACAGAAGCACACAGCGGCCATGATTTGATCATATGGAGGCTTTGGAAGTTCGATGAATCTGTTGTTTGTGCTGTCTTTTAAAATAGTATAAAGTGGTTCATCTCGCCATGTGGTAATAGTATTAGCAAATATCTGCTCAAACAGACTTTTTAGTCTATCGAAATATTGCGTCTGTTCTTTCAGATCGGCTGTGTGAGGTGTGATCGAAACATTTAAATTGTATTCGTTTGGGAACAATTCTCCATCAACAATTATAATTGATTTGAATTTGGTTTTCCAAGTGAAAGTGTTTGACATTAACAATACTTACTAGTCAATGTTGATCAGCTCTCCGATATCTGGCTCGTTCCTTAACTTTTTATTTTTCTTGTGCCACTCTTCGATTCTTCTTTCTCTGATGGCATTCCTGTAGGTGTTAAGGGCGTGTGTAAGTTGTGCCAACATATCTGGATTGCGACCAAACCTTCTAGCACTTGCAACTTTTCGAGAAAGTTCTTTGATCCTTTTCGATATTTCCTCATCGGACATGTTGCCTATTTCTTCTTGTAATGGATGGAAGTACATGTGCCTCCTTTAAAGATTAAGTGTACTGTTTACCTAGTTGGTGCATCAAGACAGTTGTTCCACCATCTGGTGACATAAACTCGTACATCACACGTCCCAGACCTGGTTGAACAGTATCTGACGTACCGTCACTACCGTTTACATTGTCTGCTTTGATTGTTGCACTTGGAAAAATTAAATTTGTTGCTGTTGGACTTACAGTGAGGTCCAATATTATCCTACCTAAGCCGCCTGATGGAAAGTTCCTATATTCAAAAGTCGTATCTGCTGTCACTGTTGCAGTTTGGTAATGTCCGTTGGCGTGATTCAAAATTATTGATCCAGATGATACTGAACCGTGGCCATAAACAGTTTCAGAATTGTTCTTCAGTTGGGCCTTTTGTACCTCGTTGTTGTTGAAGTCATTGGCCGCATTTAAGTTGGCCTTGTTAGCCTGCAGGCTTGTTATTTCGGTTGCCGCTTCCGTAAAATTGTCTTTTATGGCAGAGAAATTATCTCTCATGCCTTGCGAACTGTTGTCCTGTCCTGCCTTAGGATATGTTCCGTCAACGTTTCCTGGTACTATATTACTTGCCATTAAAATATTCCTTTATCTCTAAATTTAAGATATTTATCGTTCAATCTCTCCACCTTGATAATTGTACTTGACGAAGGTGCTTCTTTGGTAAAAGTTATTGTTGTTTTCTTGTTGGCCGTATCGTGGGTAAGTTTTGCACCAAACTCGTGATCAGCAGACCTCAATGTGCCATCTGCTGTGAGATAACTAGGGATAATGTTGTTGTCCGCTGTCACTCCTTTGCCAACAAATACCCTTTCAGACCCCTCAAGTATTTTGATGTCTTGTTCGTGAACAAGTTCATCCAATTCGAAAGATTTACTAGTGCCATCGGCCGTAAATTGATTGGAAGATATTTTGCTGTTGCTGACCGTGTATCTATCTATAATAAATTTTATGTTTTTGAATTCGAGGGCCTTGTCCTCTATTCTTTTTTTGACAAGTCCCGAAGTGCCTGGTTTACAATAGCAAATTGGCACAGCCAATACAAAACCTAATGGTGCCTTATCACCTGATTGAGTGGACTTCATCCATAATGGTAGATAGTCCCATTCTTTGTGCCCCAGTGTCTTCATTCTTGATCTCATGTTTGCCACTGCATTTGGATACAATGTTTCAATAAATCCAAGGTCGGCACTTAACTGATTGGCATATCGAACTTTAGATCCTGACGTGCTGAACGATAATCCCCCGTCAGTGGTTATTTCATAATCAACATAATCTGTTGTCGCGTTCATGCTTGACGCTCTAGGTCCTAACATAGGTTTAGCAACCGCATCTCGTAAATTTATTGCACTAGAAACGGCCTCACCTTTGCTGTTGACCAAGTTATCTTTAATTTCAATGTACACGACTTCATACTTTGTAGTCGATCCTTCTTTGGCCACCGCTGTTTTAAGGTCTCCAAAATACAATGTCTTGGGTGCATGATTTTGTTCCATTTGATTTTGAAAAGCGGTCAGCGTTTGGGCCTCTAAACCTGCGATCATTAGCATGTCAGGTTTGAGTTTCATTCCGAAGTTAGGATCTTCTGACCTATAAACATACTCTTCGTTGTTTATCGTTGGGTCTTGAGATACATTGTAGAATATATTTTGGTCTATGAAAGATGTGGCATGGCCTGTCATGTTGCCGTATTCGGTTTGGGTGTTTGGTATGTCTATGTTAAGCGTGAATTCTTTTTTGGTAGCCGCGGCTTGGTACTGATCACTTACTGTTATTTCAAACGTGAATGCCCTCGTCGAATCAGTGAAATCACTAGGATCTATCTTACCTATTAAGTTACCTTGTCGAGAAAGTGTTATGCCTGTTGGTAAACTTCCAGACGTCACACTGTAACTTAACACTCTATTTGCGTCATCTGTTGTTGCTTCAACGTTCAACAAACTTGGTTGGTCTGCTGTCAACGTTCCTATTACTGCCGGTGTTGTGAATGATATTCCTATGTCAATCTCACCTACAACTTTCATTGTGAAGTCTTTGTCTGTAAATACCTCAACGCCAGTTGATATTACCCTCTTTGCCCTGACCGTGAAGTTGTAATCAACTTCAACTGCTGATTGCCTTGCTAACTTTCCATAGAGTTCACCAGATTTCACATCAATAGATACACCTGCCGGCAGAGCACCAGAATTTATAGAATATTCTAAATCGCCTTGTAATGGATCGAAATCTTCAACATCTATTTTCACAACAATATTGTTGTCATGTCTGAATGTGCCAAGATCGGCCCCTGTTCTGAATACCGGTCTTCTGTTTCCACTGAAGTCCATTGTAAGTGCTGTGCCGTCCAGTTCTGTTGCATCAATTGTGATTGCTGTATTAGACACTCTGAAAAAATCTGCTGAATAAACAAATATGCTGTTGTTCTGCTCAACATAACTGACTCCATCAGACACTCTAACAATAAAATCAAAATTCTTACTTACACTTTTTGTGGTGACTGTTCTGTCATATATTCCATCAAATTTGTCATCAGGTGCACCACTATCGTAACCTCCACGTGGTGCAAATCGTTGGTCTTCTGTCAATTTAACCGTTCCTGATATTAATCCAGTTTTGCTGATTGTTATTCCGGGTGGAAGTGATCCTTTTACAATCTCGTAGACCAGTACCTGTCCTGTGGCTGTGTCCGAATCTGTTGCTTGTACCTGGAAGTATACATTTGAACCATCTACGACCCAGTATAGACCAACACTTGTGGAGTCATCCAATTGCAGTTGTCCTGCGGCTGTTGTAAATGTAGGTGTATCTGCACCCTGCACATCTAGTTTGAATGTTCTATCTGTGATAGAGGTTCCGGCCGTGGCTCGCACGACGAAGGTGTAAAGAGTTCTTTTGGCAACCTCAGCCGGAGTACCTGTTAGTAAGCCTGTAGATGTCACCTGCATTCCAGGTGGTAGGCTTCCTGCTATCACGGAGTAAGTCGTGGCATGAGTAGCGTCCAGTTGTAGCGAATATGCCACCTGTTCTGGAATCGTTGCTAATTTACCTTCCGTGGTTGTCCACACTGGTGTTGCCATTACTTTACTCCTTACATGGGTATTTATTGGCGATTACCGACTATTATTCTGTGTACGAATCCAGTGTTCTAGGTGCTGTTTTAGGCCTTCACGCAGTATCGGATCTCTTTCCCTTTTGATCGCTTCTTGCAGTCGTGCTATCTCAGATTTTGGAGACCTATACCTTTTACGGTCGTTGTGATATTTCCTCATTATTTTCCTTTGCGAAGGATTACTTTTTTATTGTCTATTATAGACTTATTTTGACAGTTGCACCGTCTCTGTATAATCTACCTGCCACTCCCGGATCTGAAGTTGGAAGATTAGTAAAGTCTATCTGTGATCCTGCTACAGACAAGTTACCCTGTGCCGCAACATTGGCACCGGTCATTGACAATGCAGTTGTATTTCCTGATTTAATTTCAAGGTTGCCGGCAGAGTTAGAAAAGATAGCAAAATTTGTACCGTCGTCTTTTAAATATATGTCGCCCGCGCCAGCATCAATTACTACATACCCAGATACATCAAATGACAAATTGCCTGTCCTTGCGATTGTTTCTGTATCTAACACGATGTTTCCAGTACCCTGTGTACCTATTGTCAAGTCGCCATTGGAGGTATCAGTTGATAAAGCATCTGCTCTCACAGTTTGTGCCTCCATCAGCGTGAAGTTTGCCTCTGTGGCAGTCAATTTCACACTTGTTCCACCAACCGAAACGTTTTGTCCAGCCGCCGGTGTAAGCGTTATTCCACCTGTTGTTGAGCTGATTGTATTTCCGTCCAATCTAATGTTGTCAATGTTAAGTTGTCCTGTTGTTGTTTGTGTTCCTGTTGCCGTGATAGGACCTGTCAAAACAATGGCACCTGTTCCTGCAGGATCTATAGTGATGTCACCGTTTGAATTTGAAACAATCGTATCAGCATTAATAGAACCTTGCACTGTCAATGCTCCTGCCACTGTGGTGTTTCCACTGACAGTTGTGTTTCCTGTTGTCGTTATGTCTGCTGTTGTCAGTGTGCCTGACACTGAAGCGTTACCTGTAATGGCTGTGTTGCCAGTGATATTGGTTGCCGCGTGTAACTCTATTGTTCCTGTTCCGCCAGGGTTTAAAGTCAAACTTCCATTTGAAGCGGTGCTTATGTCGGTGTCATTGAAAATTAAATTGTCAACAGTGACATTTCCTGTCATGGTCGCGGCGTTTATTGTTGGACTGGTTAAAACTTTGTTTGTAAGTGTTTGTGAACCTGTCAATGTTGCCACAGTTGCGTCAATATTAAGTGTAACTGTTTGGCTACCAGCCACTGATGTTAAACCTGTTCCGCCTGCAATAGTTAATGATTGCGAATCTAAATCAACTGCACCTGTGCCTGAGTCACCTGCAAGATCTAAATCCTGTGCTGTGACTTGTGAGTCCACGTATGCTTTGATCGACTGCTGAGTGGCAAGTTGTGTTGCTGAATTTGTCGCCATATTATCTTCATCCAGAATACCTGTCACAGTTGCTCCTGTGGCCAAGGCCAATGAAGTCGCTGAACTTAACGCACCGCTTACCGATGCTGTGCCGTCAACTACTAGTCCTTCGTTGACATTGATTATTGTTGAATCATCAGAACTGATTGTTGTACCGTTGAATTTTACTGCACCAAGTTTGATGCTTCCTGTGCCGTTTGGTGTGACTGTGATGTCACCATTTGTAACTCCAGTCGTGATCGCGAAATTGTTAACGTCTAGATTAGCGTCTAATGTGTTGATGTCATTGTCGCTACCGTATAACTCTACGAAATTGTCATTAATTTTGTCAAATGCTGTTCTTAACGGATCACCTTGACCATCATTTGCACTTGAGCCTATATTGATATGTTGTCTTGCCATACTTGCTTATATCCTTGTTGATGTTGTTATTTATCGTTAATTCTATAAACCGAATGTAATTATTAAAGGTCGAAAAGTATTCTTTGGAATTTGAATACAATGCTGTCACTGGTAATGTTCGTGGCCAGCAATCTCACAAGACCATCGTCTATATCAGCGGTAAACGTGCAGAGTGGTGCTGTGTATGAAGTTGTTGAACCAAACACCGTCAAATAGGCCTCGATGGTACTGTCAGCACTTGGACCATGCAATATGTTTGCCTCTACAAGTTCAAATCTGCCATTTGTGCTGTCCGATATTGAGATGTAGTATTTTGCACTTCTGTAAGAAGCAGAATTGAAAGTGTCAACTTGGGTAGTGGCCGAAGTAGCGATAGTGTTGGTGCCATCTCCTAGTTCTGAATGACTTAAGGTTGGCGTTACAGTGGCAAAACTTAACACACCGGTACCGCTTGTCTTTAATAATTGGTTTGCCGATCCGTCCGAGGATGGCATTTTCAAACCATTTATACTAACTGTACCTGTTCCTGCCGCTGAAAGTTCTAGATCGGCGTTAGTGGCGTTGGTGGATATCGTGTTGTCCTTGACCAAGACCCCATCAAGTGTTGCACTTAGGCTCGCACTTAAAGTAGTAAACGTTCCTGCCGCTGGAGTTGTGGCACCTATAGTTGTGTTGTCTATTGTTCCAGCATTAATGTCAGCCTTGGCTATCACAACTTGTCCTGTTCCAGACGCTGAAAGATTGAGATCTGAGTTTGACACAGTGGTTTTGATTTCGTTGTCTGTGATGTTGATGTTGGAATCAACAGTGAGGTTGTCCATTGTGACTATACCCGTTCCGCTTGGTTTTAACACAAGATCGTCATTGGATCTTGTCGCCCTGATCTCGTTACCACTCAGTGAGATACCATCTTCAAATAGTGATGATGCGTATATCTCCGTGAACATAGTGTTCACATCTTGCATGGCCGATCTCAGAGTCTGACCGTCTCCAGTGTTAGCGTTTGAACCTACGTTTAAGTCAATCCTTGCCATGTTATACCTTAATTGGTCTCCTCACAAATTTTATTACCTGGTTGTTATCGTTATTTACTTGACCTAGCAGTCTAACATTACCGCTGTTTATGTCTGCGGATATGTCAAGTGTGTCGTAGGTAGATGAACCATCTCCCGCTCCATTGTCCACACCGCCAAACACACTGACGTATGCGTTGGTACCGTCATGTGTCACGTTCGCTTCTATCAATCTGAACCTGTTGTCTGTGCTGTCTGATATCTGGAGATGATATTTTGCACTCCTGAACATTGAAACCGCAAATGAGTCTATTGCCTGCACCGCAGATGACGATCCTGATATGGTTGCTGTACCATCAGTAAACTCTGCTAGTTCTAACAATATATCTGGTCGAAAAAATGACAGTTGACCATTTCCATTTGTTTGTAATACTCTATTTCCGATAGCATCACTAGTGGGAAACTTGATGCCACTGAACGATACCGTGCCTGTTCCTAAACCGGTTAGTTCTAAATCGGAGTTGGTGGCGGTGGTTGAAATGGTGTTATCTGTGATTGTTATTCCATCTATTGAACTTGACCCTGTCGCAGTCACAGTCGTGAAGGCACCCGTTGAAGCCGTACTTGATCCTATAGTTGTGGCATCAACTGTGCCATCATCTAGGTCTAATTTTGAAATTGCTACCGAACCTGTGCCGTTTGCTGTTATTACCAGGTCAGCATTTGATGTGTTGACCTTGATGTCGTTGTCCGATATGTTTACAGTTGAGTCTATTGTGATCTCAGATGCTGTGACTGTGCCTGTGCCACTGGCACTTAACTCTAAGTTATCATTAGATCTTGTTGCTTTCACCACGTTGCCAGAGAACTCCAAGCCAGGCAAAGTGAGGTGTGGCCTTGCATAGACCTCCGTGAAGTTGTTATTGATCTTTACTCCGGCTCCCCTAATAGTGTCGCCTGTGCCGTCATCGGCCTGTATTCCAATATTGATTATTTCCTGTGCCATCTCACACTCTACCTTTTATTATAGACTGACTTTAACCGTAGCACCATCTCTGTACAATCTGCCTGCCACTCCTGGGTCTGACGTTGGAAGTGCTGTGAAGTCTATCTGTGCGCCTGTTACTTTTAAATTTCCATTTACATCAACCGCTTCTGCTATTGATATTTTCGTTGAGTCATCTGAACTAATTGTAGTGCCATTTACTTTAAGAGCACCCACAATAATGTTTCCTGATCCGTTGGCACTCAATGTTAAGTCACTGTTTGTTGCGATTGGTGTAATTGCCGCGTTATTGATTTGTAATTGATCTATTTCAACAACACCTGCACCGTTTGGTTGAACCTTTATGTTGCCGTTTGTAACACTTGTTGTCAACAATCCTGTGTCACCGTCACCGACCAACGAGTAAACTTCTTCGAAATTCGTGTTGATCTTCGTCATGGCCGTACGTAAAGTATCGCCTGTCGCCGGGTTTCCTACTGCTCCTGTGTCTATGTTTAATCTAGCCATATATCGAATATACATATTTATTAAATAATATTGATGTTTGTCGAAACATTAAAAACTATGAGACTGTATGAACGCCAGAGTAAATGTGGCGTTTACCACACCTTCCACAGGAAAAATACTGTATTCGTGTTCAAATGTGATTCATGCGGAGTGCAATTCCTGAGACCGAGAGCGAAAGTGGATCCTGAAAGGGCCACCAATGATTACAAGCATGTCTGTTCGTGTTGTGACACCAAGAGATTCGCACAAAAGGTGGGTGTAAAAATGCGTAAGGTCTACAAACTGGACGCGAGTAGCACACTTACTTTATAAATTTCTCCACTTGATATCGTCCCTGTGTCCTTCTATCCATCTCTGCAGGTCAGCGTATATGCCGCATTTGATGTTGGGTTGATCGAAGTACCATCGCAGGTAAGGGTTGCCTTCCAGATATTCTCTCCTGTTTATGAAATGGAAGTTTGTGCCTGGAAACTGCCTAAAGGTCTGCCTAAGTTGGTACATCCATTCGTATTTTAGGTATGCCTTCATGCTTTCTCTTCCGGGATAGTTGTTTGAGTCTTTGTATATGTTGTTTTGAATCCTGCTTGGGTTTTCCATTTCCCACTGCCTTGCACCCATTATGTCAAAAGACAGAATCACAATGTTCTTTATTCCAGATTCAGCCGCCATGAGGACTGCGGAACATCCTGATCCTCTGTTTTTGCTGAAATCGTTTGTTTTTATTGCACCACCTTTTTTGATATCACCACCTCTCCATACTCTGTATATCTTTAACCCCTCTGGAACATCTGTGTCTTTATCGCCATCACATATGTAGTTCCAACCACTTATGTCTTGAACACCGTGTATACGTGGTGACTCTTTTCCGTTGTTGTGCCATCTGGCCAGTTCTTCATACATCGGCGGATTTACTGCCACGATGTGGTCACACAGATTTGGATGATCCCTGTATATGGCGTTGCAACCATATATCACACCTTTGCCTTTTAAGTTTTCTATTGGAAATATATTTCTCGACTCACCGTTGCCTATTACAAAAGCAGTGTCCATTACACCCCAAATGATTCTCCACAACCACAACCAGAAGATGCGTTAGGATTTGTTATTTCAAACTGTGAACCAAATACCTCTTCCTTCCAGTCTATCTTGGTGCCTGCAACGTAGAGCATACTTGCGTCGTCAACAACAAACTTGCCGGTGTGCCAATCCTCTGTGTGATCGTCTGCACCCACATCTTCCTTTTTGTCTATGAATCCCCACTTGTATTTGAATCCTGCACAGCCGCCACCTTCGACCATTAGGCTGACTGCATATTTGTCTGGCTGTTTAGCCAACAACTTCTCCATTTGATTCTTTGCTTCTTCTGTGATTTCAAACCACTTGTGATTTTCAAACTCTTGCATACAGTTAATTATCTATTCCCCTCCCCCATGTTACTAACTCCGATCGCTAACCAGAATTTTGTTGCATCTCTTTTGTATTGGAAACTCATGTAACTGTCTTGATCCTCCCAGTTATGGTGGTATGGGTTGTCCGATTCCGGTCCTTCGAACCACCAACCCCATTTACCCTCGCAATTGACCTGGCACCATTCTATGCATTCACCATTGATTCCGTTTGAATTCATGTCCACGTTGAACCTGAATTTTTTTTCATATCCACAATCTTCTGGAATGTCTTCCAATCCGGGATTTATCTTTTTAATTTTTACTTTGCCGTAAGTCATCTCCAGTTTTCCTCCACAAACTTGTCCGCACATTCCATTGGGTTGGGTGAACCATGGAACACTGCCACCTTGTTGTCTTTTGCTATTTTTGGAGGTGTACGGAAAAATTTCCTACCATCCTTTGTTAGTAGTTTTGTGTCCTTTAAACCTACCATTTCCCATTTGTAGGATCTTATCCAAGAGTCCGGCCACCAATTGATGTCATTCCTTGCCTTTTTGGTTATCCAGTCTTGGTCTCCATGATTTTGTTGCATGACTTCTGCTGACTTATTCTTGAATTCATTCCAGAGATAATTCATTGTTCCCGACTGCCAACGCATACAACTGGAGTTTGACAGTTTCCAATCGTTTACCCTGCATCTGTTAAAGTCTCTAATGATCATAAACTTGCCAGGATTGTACGTGAACAACTCGTCTATATTATCAAAAATTACAACGTCGAGGTCGAAGAAAAGTATGTTGCCCTGTACAGGCATTTCAGGTGCAAACATCCATAGTTTGCTCCACCAAGTTTTGATATATGGATCTGTTGGCAGTTTAATAACATTGATATCTGAATCAATTCCTGCAGGATCGTCTGTCAGGCAATGAAACTGCAAAGGAACTGTTGTGTGCCTCTTGACCATACTGTGCAGTACATTGGCGTATCGAGATGTATACTTGTTGCCCCACTTAACGCACATTACGTGATTCATAACCTCTCCTCAGTCCTTCCATTTGTATTTGTTTCCAATCATCGCTGTCCAATGTGTAAGGGAAATTATTTTCCACAACTTCTTTACTTCTCACGGCCATGTTCCTTATATTTAAATTATCTTTCATGATCTCGTAAATGCCAGTGAATTGACGATTCTGAAAAGATGTCTCTAAATCTACCTGTCCTATCTTGATATAGCCTAGGGAAAGTTTTGGATCTTCCCAGTCATATTTGTTTTCTTTAAGCCATGACCTAAAACCATCCATTTCCTCTTTCTTAAAGTCGTGTGTGTCCTCTGTTATAGTGTCTCCCCATTCAATGTCAAACTCACCCGAATAATATTTCTGGTGGTTGATGGCGGAACACAATGCGTCGGTCATTTTAGGTGCATGTTCGTCTCTGTAAACTTCGTACAAGGTTTTGCCTACCTGAGACCAGTGCAAGTACACACCACCCAACTCCCTATCGTATCTGTTTTCCTTAAACAAGTTGTAATCTTCTTCATGTAAATCATATCTAGGTGCATTCAGGAAAGTGGTGATTTGTGATGGTCTTATCCACTCTGGTTCGATGAACTTTTTTCTGTATGCCTCTACCCAACTTTCGATCTCGTGGCATATGTTGTTCAACTGCCTAATTGCATATTTGGTATCATGGTCTGCTTGTTTGTAATATTCAGAAAGTTGCCAAGCCGTGCCCTGCAGATCCTCAAAATACCTGTGCAACAGGTTGCAGGCCTCATGTTTTAATCTCAGTCCTGGTGTCTTGTTGACATCTCCGTTAATAGCCTTTCCTATGGGTAGTCTTCCACTGTATTGAAAATCGTCAGCAACAAATGGATCTATTCTTTCGTAGGGAGGATCAAACTCGAATGAATTTATTTGTTCAATGCTTCTGTTCAACTCACGGCACAGAAAATTCAAATCCCTTTTGGAATCGGCCCAACCCAAGAAACAGAAGTTTTTTTCCAGGACCTTTTTGTTTACTAGGTTTTCTTTAAGTGCTTCTATGAATCTTTTGCCAAGCGGGGTATCATAGACATCGATCTTGACTTTCTTGTAGTCGTAATCAATAATGATTTTATCCTCTAGTATAGATGGCACTGTTTGCTCCGTGTTCCATACATTCAACACTGACCACAAAACATCTATTGTTGGTTTCTGCCCTGATCATGCTGTCTGCAAAATCAAAAGCATGTTTGGCGAACATTTCAGCACCAACTCCATCCATTATCGTTAGACTTGCAAGATCCATTTCTTCCAATTCTTTGAACTTGTCTATGTGAGGATCATTTCTGTCAAGTACAAGTTTATGATCAAAACTGTTCTCTAACCATTTTTTCAATGGCTTGAGTGATCCAAAGTCCACTGCCCAGTTTTTGTTGTCAAGATCTTTACATCCAAATGTGAATTTGAAAGCAAGACTGTATCCATGCAACAAGTGACAGTGGGAATGATCCGCATTGGGTTGTCTGAACACCGCCGATAGTCCTATGTTGTGTCCGTATGTTTTAGTTGAGTAGTAAGTCATCTTTTCTCCTTTTTTTGATGACTTGCAGAGTGTTTATAGAGGGATGAAAGTCTTTGAGTCCTCTTGATCATCAGTTCAATTTTTTATTCATCTTATGATCTAGTTCCATCTGAAAGGCTACATCTCTGATCCGATCAGTCAGTTCGTTTGGTATATTTAATTCACCATCGATTATACTTTTTAAAAAGTGTATCATGACCGTGAATTCTCCCCTTTTTGAAACAGTCTCAGGATCGATACCGTGTTCCTCCATTGCATTGAGCATGGCTTCAGAAACGTCAACCAGTGCCTTTATGCTTATTGAATGTTTATCAAAATGTTTCATTAAGTTATAATACTGGGTTTCTTAGGCACTTCAATTTTGCTGAAAACTCTATTGTATTCATTGGATATCTTGTCATTGATATGTGCTATTGAGGTTAATTTATCTATCGCTATATTGAAAGGCTCGTCCTGTTTGGCAGTGGAGAAAAATGTACCAAATGCAAGTCCTTGTGGACCTTGCATCAATACAAGTGCCTTTTCTATGCTTATGTATGTGTCAGCCTTACCTGTGTATTTTGCTATGACTTCTTCTCCGGAAGCCAATTTTAAAGTAATGACGTCTCCAATTTTTATTTTATCAAACATACCCTTATTATAAACTATACTAAGATTTTGTCAATGTATTTCTTCAACTCTTTGTCTTGCACGTTGTCTGGTATGTTGTTAAAGAAAAAAATTTGGTAACTGTCAGAACCATATTTGCCGATCCCGTGCAGATCACTTGCTTCTTTTCTGTCCCAAGTCAGGTACTGTTCTGTCATCTTTCTAATCCTTTTTGAACGTACCTCCCACATACCCAAGGGTTTTAGCATCTGTTGTTGCGTTTTCAATCTGCCACGTAGGTACGCTTCGGGACTGGGATAACGTGCGAACAGTTTTGGTAAGATTATTTTCACGTGTTTCCTATAGGTGAGATTAAGGCACATCACGGCCACCATGTGTTTCCATCTCTTATGTGGAGACTTCAGTTGTTCCTGTACCATAAGATTTTCTAACATGGGTTTGATCATATAGTAATTTTATATGAGATTACTTCTTTGTCAACTGCCTGTTTATGAACTTGGCCATCCCGTCGTAGGTTTCCTGAAACACATTGGACTGTGCTTTCCATTCCTTTGGCATTTCCCAACGATCATGATTTACCACTATCCATCTCGTGTCTGGATCTGAATAGCCCATCAACTTCTGGAATTGGTAGATCCAGTAACTTGGATCAACAGGTCTTTTGATATAGGTGTATCCTTCGGAGCCTGTGTACATGTTGTTGATCTTACCCTTTTCTAAAGGATGTAGGTCAAAACCCAACATGAATATTGCTTTTGGTTTGAAAGTTAAAGCAACGTTGCCGGCATGTGGTCCGGTGCCCCAGTGAAAAGGATCATCTTGCCTTCTGTCTCCTGCGTATGGAAGAACTGGTAATTTCTTGACATTTGGCCAATTGGCGAATTGTCCTGACCAATTTTCTCTGGTGTAAATTGTTGTGCCTTTACCAACTGAATTGACGGCCTGCTGACACATATGCTTATCTGCACACACCAGATATTCGGTAATATAATCTCGATATATTGCATTACACCCAATTACCGTGCTGAACATTTTCAAGGGAGATATGTCGAATCCTCTCCTGCTTTCACCGTTGCCTATAATCGAAACATACTTGGTCATAATGCTATTTAATCACCCCTTTAAACGCACACAGACGCACATATACGCATGGTAAAAGTGTTTCTGGAGCAGTTGTACATATCAGTCATTTTCTTGTATTAAATGCCATACGGTGCGATATTGATCCCATGCTTTTTTCAGTGTTGGATGTTTTCTTCTCAATTCTATTGCTTCAACTCCTACCATTTCCAACTCCTCATATGCCTCCTGTTGGTCCTTGGCTTTTTGTGTTTGTTCTATTAATCTTCTCTCACCATTTCCTATCTGTTCGTAAACAGTTTCGCCACCATCCGGTGATGTGTATATGGGCATGGGTCTTATTTTCCTGCTTGTCTTCTTTTTTCGTTTTATTCTTTTTACCATTAGTAATATTTGCTGTGATCTGCCCCTGGGTGTGCGTGTCTCATTCCACCATGGTGTTCTGCATCACCCTCGTGCCTTGGTATGAAGTGTATGTGAGGCCATAAAATAGTTTGACCTGCACAAAGGCCAATGTTCATACCAACGTTGAATCCTTTCATTTTTCCTTCTTTAATCCATTCCTTGCCACAGTAGTAGGCAAGTTTGTATGACTCGCCTATGAATACCGGATCGTCCTCCTTTGGTATGAAAAGTGTGTGTCCGGCAGTGCATGGATATTTGTCTTTGAATACTGCTGTGTGCTTGTTCTCAAATATGGGTGTGTCGTTGCCCAACCAGGTGCATTCCTCGTATCGGTCTATGGTCTCAAAGGCTTTCTTGTAGATAGGTTTTTTTGATGGCATTGGTTTTTATTATTCCTATCTTAATATTACTACTATTTGGTTTGTGTTGCAACCTGATTTGTTCCCATCTTTTGGTTTTGGTTACACTCTTATTTTGATCCAACACATTCAAAAGATTTACGATTGCTTTCCTAACTTTTTCTGCGCCGCCATGCTTTTTGCAGGTGTCCGACCTACCAACTTCGACTATTGCGTTGTTGATTTTAATTTTATAAACACAGGGCAATCTGATCCATTTGGTGACGGGATCTTTTCTGTGTGTTATCTTGTAATTTTTAATTGTGTAAAGGTCACTTATGTCGTACCATTTAATATCTGGCATTTTTTATCCCCAACTGTTTGTACACCTTCTGCACTTTTTTTGCCTGGAAGTAACAGTCTTCAAGGGCGTTGTGTAGACCTGTTCTCTTCTCATTAGGATCACGTGGCACCAGGTTGAACAATGTTCTAGAATCTCTTATCTGCCAGTATTGCCATGGCACAGGATGTCCCAGTTGCTTGTAAATGTCTTGCAGTATGGCATAATCAAACAATGGTCCTTGACACCAAAACACATCAACACCAACAGAAAATTTATTAATTATTTTGATCATGTCGTTGAGCGCCACTCTATTATCATCACTAAAGGCTTCATCGGATATTTCTTTAGGTTGCTTACTCCACCAGTCAACGGTTTCCTGCATAACATCTCTGCCCATGCTGGTTTGTGCGTTGACATCAACACGGAAGTACATTCCTTCTGCTGGCTCTTCCGACGTGTAAGGATTAAATTTGACACCACCCACAGTAAGGATTGTGGCGTTTGGATTTGTGGAAAGAGTTTCCAGATCTATCATTGCGTGTATCAT